TGAAAAAACAGCCGGTAAGACGAATGCCGTATTCAGTTCGCCGCCCATCGAGAGCAGCAATACCTGTTCGCCGACAGAGGGCGCCCACCAGCTGCGCGTGCGGCCTGCGCGGTGCGTCATCCACGGCAGCCAGGCCGTCACGTTGCTGCCCGTCGCGACGCGGCAGCGGGCGTTAGCCAGATCCAGTTCGGAGACGTTACCGATGCGCACCAGATTGCCAATCAGCCGCATTATGTCGTTGAGTTGAAGAGTCGTATTCATGGGATAAAGGATGCCGTTTCAGAGGGTTGAGCGACAACCGATGGCCGTTCGGCCGCGGCTGACACAACAAGGTTTATCGGGTCACACCGTCCAGCTGCTGATCAGTTCTCCGTTAAGATAAACCTGACGCGGCAGCGCCACGTTTTCCGGCAGCGGCGGTTCAGGCAGGTGAGTGATGGTGCGAACATCACCTGTATCGGAAACCTGCACGCGCTCGGTCAGTTGCAGCGTCAGCACCAGGCTGCCCGCCTGCTGAGTGAACGTGAAATCATTCAGCCGGTGCAGGGCGTTGCCAAGAATTTCAGGCTGATTAACCTGCAGCCAGTCGAGAACGGTGACCACGGCCAAATCAACCAGGGTTTCGCTGAGCGCGTCGTCTGTAAAAGTCAGCGTCAGCGGATAGCGGTACTCAAAAGAAAGCGACGGCGCAGATGTGGCGACCACCTTGCCGGGGCTGGTGGCGAGCACCAGTTTTTCAGGTGCGGCTGCAAGCAGCGGGATCTGTTCAATCAGCCGTTGTTGCAACTGAATCGGTTTTTGCATGTTGTGCCTCCTGACACTTTTTGATGGCTTCAATTTGTAAGCCGCAGTCCATCAGCGCAGATTCCAGCTGAAGAATGTCGGCGCTCAGATCCTGGTTAGTGACGGGATGGCTGGCCGGAATCGGGCAGGCGCTGACCGCCGGACAGCCAACGTAAATAATCGCTGGCGGAGCTGAAGGCGGGGCGCTGGTGCAACCGGCTAATATCAGCAGGCAGCCCGCTGTCAGCCCACTGACGGTTTTGCGCATTAGCATGAAGGCTCCTTTGTCTTTGCTGTTCGCGGGTTTGCATTATTTGCCGGGCGGAACTCAGGTCTTCGCGTAATGCCAGTTCAGCCTGTTCGCGCTGGCGCATTTGTTGGTTCAGCGCAGTGATCGTCTGCTCACGTTGTTGCAGTGAAATCGCCAGCGCGTCGCGTTGCTGAGCGGCGTGGTTGAGATCGTGCTGCAGTGAGCGATTGGAAAGCAGCAGGATGACGATCAGCAAAATCATGGCGGTCAGAATGACCAGTAATATGCGCATTCAGACCCCTTTCAGGCAGAGAGCACGTTCGGCGTTTCGCCGGCGTTCCAGACCCCGGTTGCGATCACCGTTGACGAAAACCCAGCGTGGCAGCTGGTCACAGGCTTGTTGCCATTGTTGCTTGTTGATGAAAAACGCCAGTGTTGACTGACACGCAGCTCCGGTGCCGACGTTAAAACTGAATGACACCACGGCATCAAAAACCGGCTGCGGCATCACGCCCGGCATACATTTTTTGATGGCGCGCTCGGTTCGCTGAATATCTGCCAGCAGGTTTTCAGCGGCCTGATGTTCGGTTATCTCCCGTGCCGGCTTCACTCCTGCCGTGTGGCCGATACCGCTGGTCCATACGCCAGCGCTGCACTGATAGGGTTGCAGCTGACAGCCTTCAAAATCGGTGATCAGCCGTAAACCTTCTTCCGAAACCTGTAATGAGGTGTAGCCTGGCAGTGCCGCCATCAGCCCTAACACCACCGCGGCGCTGCAGCGTTTAAGAGTTGAGGTTTTCATAGGTGTCTTTGTTCAGACCGTTGCGTGCCAGCAGCTGAAAGCTTTTGCGCCGGTAGTACCAGTTAACTAAAAAGGTGCCGATACCGACGGCGGATCCAATCAGAAAGGCAATGTCCTGCGAGGTGATACCCGCCAGCCAGGTCAGTGACGTGGCGATGAAATATGCGCAGGCTGAGCTGATGCGTTCGGTATTCAGTCCCATAATTTGAGTATTTCCTGCTGGGGTTGCTCCGCGACATCCGGCATGTCGATGGCGGTGCCGTGGGGTAACAATGCGCCCAGATCGGCAATGCCTTTGTTCGCCGCATAGACTTTCTCGACAACAACAGCGGTTCGGCCGTAATAACGCCAGCACATGGAATCCACTGTGTCGCCCTGTTCTGCGTAAAGTTTCATGGGGGTTCTCCGCGGGTGAATGAAATCGTCAGAAGGTGATTTCAGTCTGCGCAAGAGAGAGGAGGGCGGCAATGAAAGGGGGTTGTGAAACTATTGGCACAACAAGAAAGGGGGATGGACGAAAATGGCGGGGCGCTTAGTCCGGCCTGAAAGGGGAAGGGTAAGCGCCGGGTATGTGACAAACACCGCCCGTAGTCTCTGGCGATCAGTGGGCGTCGTCAGTGCTCCCGTTATAGAAGAGTGCATCCTGATGTTCGTCCGTCAGAGCCTGGCTGGCCAGTTCCGATATCAGTGACATCACGACCAGAAATTCTTTTGGATTGCACTGCGCCGTCTGCGAAATGTCTGCGATCAGTTGTATCCTGGACAACGTTAGCTGTTGTTTAGTCAGGTTTTCCATTTTCTCCCCTCGCCAGATACTGTGTTTATATACAGTATTCTTTAATTGAGTTAATACGTCAACACTCTGCGCATTTTAAAAAATATAATTCATTGAATTTATAGATTAATTTTTATTGGCTCGGATTTTGTATAGATAACAGCTTTAAGGGCGAAGCCAGCGATCCACAGTTATTGACAGAACTCCAAGGCGGGCACAATGCCGGGATTGCCTGTGATCTTTCAGGTGAAGAGGACCGGCGGCGGACGATTCGCCAGCGTTCCGTGTGAGTGGGAAAAATATGCGAAGCACCAAGATGCGGGGCGTAGATACCCACGACTTTATTTTGGGGTTCGCCATAGACGTTCAGTTCATCGGTCTGCTGGCGGGCGACCCGTACGGTGTGATCTTTTCGCCCGATATGGATGCCGCCCTGCGCATGAATGTAAGCGGCATAGTCGCCGCTATCAGCCGCGCAGCGTACGGCTTCGACCCGCGTATCAAACTGGCAGGCAAGGCTGATATGGCGAATGCGGCGACACTCACGGTATGCGCCTACGGAGGGGATCCCGATGGCGTGAAACTGCGGGATCCGCCATGTGGAGGCCCAGGCCGTGACGGAAGTGGCGACGTCAGTCAGCGGACGACCCGAATCAAAATCGGTTTCACCTTCCAGCGCGTAACCGTCGATATTTTTAGCCACATATTTGGCAATGTATCCTGCCGCTCCTCCACGGTTAAGCGGCTTGCAATTGAAACGCGACACGTCGGCACCCGGCTCCTGCGCGTCTTCCTCAAGGGCGTATTTGCGCATGACGTCGATGACTTTTTGCTGCTGCGCCGGTGGCGTAAACAGCATCATGTGCCAGTGCGGCGTGCCGTCGTGATGGGGTTCCACGACCCGTACGCCGTAGACCTTCAGATTTCGGTCTTTGAACGTGGTGCGGATTTTCGCCCAGACAGCGACCAGATAACGCTGCGCATCTTTCGGCGTAAACGCCTGCGCATCCCATTTATGGTTAAACTGCGGGGCAGAGTGCGGGCCGGTGGTTTTCATCGGATGATATTTTGAAGGCGTGGTCAGGGTAATGAACAGCCCGCGATCCTGTTGCTGATCCGCAACATCCTCGACGCCGGCAATCAGGGTCATGAGCTCCATGCGGCGCAGTTTTGGATTGGAAATACTGGCTAAAACTGTGTCCAGCAGACTCAGCTTTTCTCCCGACTGGATATTTTCGATATCGCACTGCCGAAGATAATTCAGCGCCGACAGACGACGTGATACCACATCGCGAATGGCATTTTTGCTTGCGTAAGGCGACGTTGCACGGCTCACGTAACCACAGGCAATCATCAGGGCTTCCCGCCACAGACGCTGCTGCGCACGTAATTGTTTCTCCCACCAGTCGCCACTGACCAGACGTAACATGCTGGCGACGGCGGTATGGGCTGTTAACCGGCCATTTTTAAAGGCGCGCCAGTAAAGCGGCTGAACGCGACAGGCGCGCGCCATCGCGGCAAGGTGACCATAAATTTCATTTTGTGTGCTGTCTCTCAGCAGAATGTCCGGTTCTGCGGGGTGGCTTTTCAGCCACTTTTCACACTGATACTCACAGGCATCCTGCATGGCAATCGCCAGCTGATTCGCCAGACGTTTCAGGCTGTTGTCATTCAAATCAGGTAAACGGTTAAACGTCTCTTCTGCGGCAAGATGCTTTTGCGAGATGTATCGTGAATACTGATGGCGTTCGTTAACCCGCTGTATGCGTGGCCAGAGACGCTGCATGAACACCGTCATCAGAAAGTGAAAGGCGGGACGGACGCCTTTGGTGTTAAGCAAAAACTGATAACGCTGCTGTAAGGGCGTGCGCAGGCAGCGCGGCAGGGTGGCGATAAGTGAAAGTGCAGCCTGCTGGCGCTGGCAGAAATCCCGTGTCAGCGGTTTTTCAAGAGGGCACGTCATCGCCGGTCGCGGTGCATTCCACCACCATAAACCCTGAAAGGGTTTATCCGTTGTGTCATTAATGGCAGGAGGTGAGGCAGGGGGAATCCTTGCTCTTATATTATCAGGCATGGCGTTAATTCCGTCTTAATAGTAATAGAATGCCGCTCCCGAAAATGAATATTTCAGGATAAAACTTTATTGAAATAACAGACGATGAATTAATTATATCGGGCGATAATTCCTGCTTTTAATTTCATTAATTTCCTGACATTCAATACAACGCCGGACACCGTAAATTGCGCTTCGTCGCTGTTCCGGGATGGGCGTGTCACAGTCTTCACAAAAGAGGGCTGATGCGCCGTGCCGTGTTTGGGTTACCTTTGCAATCTGTTCTTCCAGTAACCTGAGCTGGTGTTCTTGTGATTCATCTATCCAGTCTGCCATCAGTAAAAATCTCCTCTTAATAATGATGAAAAATGACGTAGTGATAATAAAGCCTGAATTATTTTTAATTGTTCATCGGACGTCATATCGGCATACGGAAGATGAACATGGCGGCGTTTAAGACCGGCATGAAAACACAATGTGGTTTTCCATTTATCAGGGGCATTATCAAATATGTTTTCGACCTTATTTCTCTTGTCAGAGAAATGGGTGTCTTTCAGATGGGCAATGTGACGTAAGCCCGTCTGGCGCTGTTGCTCTGTTCCTAAAAACATCGCGACTCCTCATTGACTGTCTTTAACGTTATGGCGAGATTTCTTACTGATCCTCCCCCCACGCCGTAAATTTGGTATCATGACGGGGTTCGGTATATTACATAAACAATCTAAACTTGCATTTGCGAGTTGTCAAGTTGGTATTTACAAGCCCAGGGGTTTTCGCCAGATGCAATTAGATGAACTCGAAGGAGGAAAAGCCGTACTGTCGCGCATGCTTCAGGCGTATGGCTTTAGCATGCAGAAAGAGTTGGGTGATCTGTATGGTTTGTCGTCTGGTACGATAAGTACCTGGGTGAGAAGAGATTATTTCCCCGGTGATGTGGTCGTGGCCTGTGCGCTGGATACGGGTGTTTCGTTGCGCTGGCTGGCGACGGGTAAGGGCACGATGCAGGATCCCGCCGTTACAGGAACCGGGGCAACGCAAGGTGCCCGGCAGCTTAAAAAGTTGAGATTGCGAGGCGGGGCGCTGGAGGATGAAGGTCTGTGGACCGCCGACTCTTCCTTGCTGGACGATTCACTGGCTGAGCCGGCTTATATTGTTAAAGGCAACGACTCGTGGATTATCGATATGGGCAGCACCCATCCGGGCAATGGCCGCTGGTTGCTGGATATCGACGGTGATGTCGACGTTTATGACGTGGCGCGAATTCCCGGCAACCGCCTGAAAGTCACGCGTCAGGACAGCCATTTTGAGTGCAGCGTTGATGACGTCTCTGCGCTTGGACAGGTCTTTATCACTCTGGATCGTAACCTGTAATCGTTTCTCCCGGCTGCCGCAGGTGGCCGGTGTTATTCCCGCCGCTATCCTTCTCTTTTTACCCTCATTCGTTGTGACTTCCCTGTTAAGCAATAATGCCATGTAATGCTGGCGGTACACTCTCTTCGTCAGTAATCGACATAATGTAAACTTTAATTTCCACTTTACGTTTTATATCCGGCAATTGGTAATCTTAAGTTTACAACTAAGGCTTGATAACTTTACGCGCTGTGTTAATGTTGTCCGCAGATGCCTGAGTGGCTGCCCATTTTCCTGAATAGCGAATCACTATCATGCAAAAAGATGCCCTGAATAATGTCCATATCACTGCTGAACAAATTCTTATCACGCCGGAAGAGCTGAAAAACCGTTTTCCGTTAAGCGTGAGTGATGAAACCAGCATTGCAGAAGCCCGTAAAACTATCGCGGATATCGTGCATGGCCGTGATCCTCGTCTGCTGGTGGTTTGTGGCCCATGCTCTATTCACGATCTGGATGCTGCGCTGGACTATGCGCGCCATCTGAAAACGCTTGCGGCTGAATTAAGCGATCGCCTGTACATCGTGATGCGCGTTTACTTCGAAAAACCGCGTACCACCGTGGGCTGGAAAGGGCTTATCAACGATCCGCACATGGACGGCACTTTTGATGTGGAAGCTGGTTTGCACATTGCGCGTAACCTGCTGCTGCAACTGGTCGGTATGGGCTTGCCGCTGGCGACTGAAGCACTGGATCCTAACAGCCCGCAATACTTAGGCGACCTGTTCAGCTGGTCGGCAATTGGTGCGCGTACCACGGAATCTCAGACCCACCGTGAAATGGCATCGGGTTTATCCATGCCGGTAGGTTTCAAAAATGGCACTGACGGCAGCCTGGGTACGGCGATTAACGCTATGCGTGCGGCAGAAATGGCGCACCGTTTTGTGGGGATCAATCAGGCCGGGCAGGTTTGTCTGCTGCAAACGCAGGGTAACCCTGATGGGCATGTGATTTTGCGCGGTGGTAAGACGCCAAACTACAGCGAGCAGGACGTTAAGGCTTGTGAAAAACAGATGAGCGACGCGGGACTCCATCCTTCCTTGATGATAGATTGCAGTCACGGCAACTCAAACAAAGACTATCGTCGCCAGACCATTGTGGCTCAGTCAGTGATTGACCAGATTAAAGCCGGGAACCGCTCCATCACTGGCCTGATGCTGG